ACGGCTGTCGTTGGAGGCGTGGATTGCACAGATGAAGAGAGCGGGATCGGCAAGGTCATATCGTTGCCCGACTGGAACGTGTGCTCGAAGCCAGCGAGTGTCCTCACCGGGAGATGGGTTGGCGTCGAAACGATGCTCTTGCCAGAAGGCCTTGGCGTAAGCGATGCCACCCAGCCAGATTTCCTTCTTGCCTCTGTACTCGTACGCCTTCTTTTGGCCGTGTTTGTAATAGTAGATCCTGCTCGTACCTGATGTCTTGAAATTGGAGTCTCCAATCAGCGGAGAAATTTGCCGCCTGATGCGGGCTGGGGAGTGCCAGTCGTCCGAGTCCCAGTGTAGTATGTACTCTCCCTGAGCGAGTTCACACAAACGATTACGCTTGATGGCATTGCATTGCTTGGGAATTTCGTGATGATATCTGATCATCGGATCAGTGTTGTCTTCGAACAACCTCTCAGTCCCGTCATCCCCATCATCGAGTACAATGAGTTCCCGATTGGGCCAATCTTGTTGCTGAAAGCATCGAAGCATACGAGGTAGAAATTCTAACCTGTTGTACGTGGGACATATACAGCTTACGAGAGGCGAGTTCATTAACTTGCGCCACCCCGCGTTTTTCTGCGCTCCCACCACTGCAATATCGCTCTGCTTAGATTTGAACGATGTACAGCCGAAGGCGGGCCAATCTTCTTACCTTTTAGATTCTTGCTGTTCCAATCAGCCAAATCTGTCCGTTTTAGTCCAAACGTAGGAGTCTCTGCTCCTGTCTTTCCACGGCGATTCTCTCTATTCCACTGTGCAAGGTCAAGACGCTCTCTCCCAAACATGGGATTGTTAAAACCAGACCTTGCCATTCTACGCCGGGTTTCTAGGGATGCCACCCACCCACAGCTGCCCTCGCCGCCATCGGTCATGTTTCTCAAGCAACCGGTTCCAAGATCCTTACGACCGTAGAAAGCGATCAGGAAAATCTCAGCAGCGAACGCAGAGGTTTCATCAGGGTAGAACTGGACGAGAATGCGATCGTGTGGAGGACAACCTATTCGCCAAGCTCGCTGACCAGAGCCTTTCCCAACGTAGTAGGGTGTACCATCCTCCCGTAGCCAAAGGTAGGTATAGAACTGCATGCACTACTGTTCCTTGTGCTTCTTGTGCTTATGCTGCTCTGGCGGAGAGCCTTCGGGCTTCTTCAGAATGCTCATCAGTTCATCACCCGTGGCAAAGATCTTCTTTGGTGGAGCTTCAACCTTGACCTTGGGAGCCTCATTCTTGAGGTTAGGAGCCTTCTCTACGGCCTTCACCGGGGTAGGTGGAGCACTCGGCTCCTCATGTACACTCACCCAATCGTTCTTAAGCATAGTCTGCATACCTAGTGGCGAGAGCGTCATGATCTTAAAAATGTCCTTGTTGCGGTAGACGATCAGCTTGTTCCCGTTGGAGGGATCGTGGACAAGAATGTCACCGGGGCGGATGCCTGTCTCGTTCAACGAAAATGAGGATTGGGCTATATAGCTTCGGCGCAAGCAGAGCCTCCATCAATCGATTACCGGGAAAACAGAAAAGGCCTGCTCGTTTGAGCAGGCCTCTTCGATTCTTACAACCCGACGAGTTTAGTACTCGCCACCACCAGCGGGCAAACCGTTGACTTCCGCGAAGTTCGTACCCGTGAACGGGACTCCGCCATTGGCATACCCGAAGGAACCGGGGACCAACAGGCGGACCAAACCGCTCGGGTTGAACACCAAGAAGCCAAGGTTCTCGAAGATCGAGAAGCCAATCTGGCGCAGGTCAGGACGATCGGCGGACATGACCGTCAGAGGGATGCGCTCAGGCACCACACCGAGGAATTCCGCGTCAGCCAGTACGTAAACGCAGCCGAAGCCGACCTTACGTGACTGGAGCAGCGTTGCTCCCCAGAGGTAGCCCATCACACCCGTCTTCAGCAGCTTGCGCTGCGTTTCACGGTCGATGTTCTCCTGCGTCCACTTCAACAGATCCGTGTAGTTGCGCGGATTGAAGAAGAGGTAGCTGACCGACAGGTCGTGACGCTGAACCTCGCCGAAGCAGTCAGCGAGATCATCGGGGATGATCTTCGTTGATGCAGCAGCGCGATCTTCGTTGTAGACCGGGTCATACTGACCTGTTGATGCTGTTGCGGTAGCAGCGGCAGCTGCGATCGCGTCGAACAGACCGAACACGTAGCCGTCCTCGGTCGCGCCCACTTCGGCTTTCGCCAAGTTCAGTGAACGAGCAACCAAGTCGAAGCGGCGTTCTTTGATCTGCGAAATCGGAATCATCGGGTTAGCGACGATTTCGAATGTCGGCACGGTCACGCGGCGTGGCTTCACAACCTTCACGATGTCTCCACCTTCTTCACCGATGATGAAGGCTTCGACGAACGAGCGACCCGTTTCGTCAAATTCCTTGTCATAGATGGGCAGAGCGCCATCGGGCAATGTTTCGACCATCAGAGCCTTGCGAGCAATGCTCATGTAGTCACGACGGCGGCGGAGAGACGGACCCAGTGATGCGGCCAGTTTCTGACGGCCTCCGGTGTTTCGAAGCAGCTGACCTAGTTGTGCCGTCTGCTGCTGTGTGCGAGAAAGAATTGGCATAATGTGTCCCCTTTTCCTTGTCCCTTACAGGAGCGACGCGACGCCTAGGCGTGGGTTCGCAGTTGTGGGAATCTGCGTGCAGATTCCAATTGCAGTGGCACCGTTAACTGACGACGCACAGTACATTCCGGCTGTGTCACCAGTTCCGCAGTAAAGCGGCTGACCGACCACAAAGTGGTCAACATCAGCGGGGTTGTACGCATTCGAACCGATCGATCCCTCCCACATGGCGCGAACCACAGGGGCTTTCTTGGAACCGGACGGGCCGATGGACGTAGCATACTCACCGCCGCCATTGATCAGCGTGCCGAACGGGATGAGCTTTGCGACTGCTGGCGAATCCGCCACATCAACATCGCAAGGCACGATCACCGTACCGCGTCCCGGAACGTTGCTGGTCTTCAGGGCCATAATGCGACCACTGATGTAACCCGCAAGGAGCAGGGCTGGCTGGTCAACGGAAGGGTCTCCGGTCAGAGTGACGTCTGGAATGGTCCAGCCGACGTTCTGTCCGTAGTAGTGAACGTGCAGACTGGAATTGTCTACACCGAACGAGAAACTACCCATGGAAGTTATCCTCCGTTTGAATTTGGATTTTCTTCATCTCTCCACTCAGCGCAGCGCCCGGAGAGGCGGCAAGCACTATAAGCGGATCGATTCTTCTATCCACTAACGGTTTCCACAGTTACAACTTTGCGTTAAGTGTCACTATGTTATTAAACTTACAGTAGTAGTGGAGTAGAATGCAACACCCAAGACTGCCTGTGAAAGACGCTAGAATGCTGGCTAGACTGTGCAAACAACCAGTCTATGCAAGCTGGCAACCGTGTGAAAACGGGCACATGTCGACTCGGGAGACCGAAACAGGCAGGTGTACAGACTGCATGGCCGACTTGAGCAAGCACATCCATTTCATGTGGCAGGGTGCTAAGGGCCGCGCTCGAAAGGCGGGCATGCCTTTCGCTATCACTGAGGCAGACATTCGAGCAGTTTGGCCGCAAAACCACAGATGTCCGGTCCTCGGCATGGAACTGCGATGGATGCGAAAGGAACGCAAGAAAGGCATACAAGATGATTCGCCGTCGCTGGACAAGTCATCCCAGCCCTAGGCTATACAGCAGGGAACGTGAAAGTGATTTCCGGCCTCGCAAACAGACTTAAATCTAATTGCACCGACCCAGATGTGTTTAAGAAAATCGCTGCCTATATAGAGAATAATTTGACAATGGAGTAAGGGAGGAAGTAGCTGTACTCCACAGAGCAGAGGAGTCTCTTGCCAATCGGCTGGAGGCTTTTTATTTTGCACTGTGCATCTCCATCTGTTGCTGCCGTTCTAGTAGATGAGGAATCAAGCGCAAAAACAAACGGCTCCTTCCCGTTGTCGCGGGAAGGAGCCGAGGAAAGGCAGGTGATCGACTATGAACCCTGCTCTCGCGTACGCGATTGTTGTGGCTCTGCTACTTGAGGTCATCAAGATGATACTCAAGAAGCAGATGTCATAAGTCAGGAGGGCCGCTCGAACGGGAGCGGCCCTTTTAGTTAGCGGTAGTCCTCGTCGTCTGTGAACAACAGGCTGGCGAGCGACTTCGCCTCTTGCGCGGTCGGGGCAGAAACCTTCAGCCGACGGATCGGCTTCGGAGCTGCCTTTGCAGCGGTCTTGGGAGCGGTTGCCGAGATCTTGCCACCCTTGACTGGCTCAGGTGCCTTCATCTCGTCTTCCTGCTCGCGAGGCTTGCCGACGGTGTAATCTTCCGGCTTCAAGCTTTTCAGCACGTCACCGAAGATGTCCTCGTCGTGGTCAGACTCATTGTCGACGTCCTCACCACCGAGCTCATCAGCGCGGAAATGCTCAGCCGCTTCGCCGGAGAAGGAAGGAACAACTTCGCTTCCGTCAACCGTCGTTGCAGTGTGAGCCGCGTTCAAGAGCAGGTCGAGGCTGGAGCTGCTGTCGTCATCGGACGCGAAGAAGTCAGACGCGGACGTGATGTCCTCGCCGCCTTCGAGAGCCGCTTCCATCTTTTCAGCGGAGGTTGGCTCGTTGTCGAAGGTGATCTCTTCGCCAGACGCTTCGTGCTCGTTCGCAAGAGCGCCCTTGTGATCGTTCAGGTTCTCGTCAGAGAAGATGTTCTCGATGTCCAAAGCGTCGTCGCCCAAGTCGATGTCGTCATCGGCAGGGTTCAGATCCGTCTCGCCCATCTCCATCAGCTCTTCGCCGCTTTCGCCAGCAGCTTCGTCGATCTGTTCCTGAATGTGCTCGATCGACTGTTTCGCATCGGCGATCTCGGCCTTGATGTCTTCCTTGACGTTGCCGTCAAGAACGACTTCGCCTTCTGTCTCGCCGCCCATTTCGTCACCAGCAGGAGCTTCGTCACCAGCAGGAGCATCGCCAGCAGGAGCTTCGTCACCAGCAGGAGCATCGCCCGCAGGAGCGTCAGCAGGAGGCGCGTCAGCAGGAGGAATCTCGTCGGCCTTCTTCGCTACCGCAGCAGCCTTGGCAGCAGACGCCTTCTTGCACTCAGCGCAGCCGTCCTTGCCACAAGAGCATCCAGCGGTCTTCTCAGATGCGCTCTTGCAGGTTG